CCATGTTAAGAACAAATGCTGCGCTTCTAGCTATCCAACCTTCTGAATCGGACAGTTCGGCTTTACCGTCAGTAGTCTTAAGTGATCTGACTCCAGACTTTTGATCTGCTGGCTGATTCACGAAAGAATATTCTTTAAAGCCTATATCTTGCATGTCTATGAATGCTAGCTTGCCCTTATAGACTTGGCCTCTTTTATACTTCGGGGCCTTGGGCCTTCCAGATGCATCTTCTACAGCGAGGTCGTCTCCTGTAATGCTACAGATTGCTTTTCCAGCTCTACCGCCGACTGAACCTGTTAGGTATCTTTTATCTAATACTTTTTGTGCAGCGACTGGATCTGTTATTGCAATTTGCAGTCTGACGAATGATGAGCCGTCGGCTTCTTTATCCATTCTAGCCGCCATAACTCTACCTATTGGCTCAGTATTTAAATCGTGATTTAAGATAATGGGCTTAGGGTAAGGGTCTACCCAAGATTGAAGGGCTTGTTCTAAAGCTTCAGCAGAATAATTATTGTAATTAGCCGTAAGGCCTTCATGAATAGCTGCGACTTCAATAATGAGTCCATGCCTTGAATTAAATGATTCTGAAAAATCTAGATCTGACTTAGAAAGGTCAGGAAGTTCTAGAGTAAAATTTTCAACAAAGTCAAATGACATTTGAATCCCCTGTTAGATAGTTATTTCTGTTTTATATAGTAAGTTTATTTTTATAACATTGAACAATTTTATATAAATATATCACACTTTAGCATAGCTGCTCATTAAGAGCTCTTGCCTATTGTCTCCATTAGCTAAGAATGATTGATACATTACTTCGGACATTATATGTGGTGCATATATATACGAGGCACTGTATAGTTTGAATCCAGCTTTTTTACATTCCAAAGACCAGCCGACATCTTCACCCTGTTCATGCAGTGTGTAATTAATATTATTATATACATCCTTAGACATCATCTTTGCAGCCATGATTACATCTGACTGAAAGTAATGTCCTAATTCGTACTTTTCTTTTCTGAATGCTTTAGCTGGAACATCTAATCTCCAGTCCATAACACTTGGATACATTGTTCCAAATGGAGTCATAAACATCAGAGGATTAACTGCGTCAGCTCCAGATTTAATGTGCGCTATTAATAATTCTATGGTATTTGTATTCGTCAGCAAGATGTCAGAATCAAGACTAAAATAATATTCTGGCTGTATTTTTCTAACGGATTCCAACAATGAATTTCGCAGAGATACCATATTTACATACTTTGACATACTCCATTGTCTGCCATTATTTTCGTGCTCAAAATGCGGAATATCTTCTCTAATCTTAATCTCAAAATAAGGTATTCTTTTATCGAATTTTTTCCAAGATTCAAGAGCCTGAATGGTCGCCGTATCATCTGGAGATACCTCAAATATAAAGCCTATATCATTAACCGGAATTGATTGCGATATTATGCTCTTAATCCAATGATGGAGAATCCAACTTCTCTTATACATTGGGCATCCTATAATGAGTTTCATTCGGAAATTACTTCTTCTTTTCTTCGATCATCGAAGAGTTTGCAGGCGCTTCATCTGGAGCGGTGCTTGTTGTTTTGCTTTTTTGAATAGAATCTTTTTGCTCTATAACAATCTCTTCCTGAGCGGAAGGAATGTCTTCTTCTGCGGAATCTTCTTCAATAAAACTTTCTAAGAAAGAAACTCTATCAACTAGTTGTTCGATAACTTCTACTAAAACCTGAAGTGCTAAACGAGTTTGCCCGTTATCTACGGCCTTAGTGAAACCTATTAGGCCATCATCAGTATTTAGATAGGTAGAAATTGTATCATTCTTTATTATTATCTTCTCTGACATCATCTATGCCTTTCTCATCATTAGTGTAAACGATAGTATACTCTGATTCTAGAGCATTTTCAACTAATGTGAGCCATGAATTATCAGATCTTCTAATATTTGGTGAAGTTTTTCTTCCTTGTTGATTTGCTGGTCGGATAGTATTGCCAGATCCTCTTTTGGTATTGGGAAGATTTCTTTGCCCTTTTGTGGCGGGCGTTTGCTTATCTCCATCCCGCTGAACATCTACGGCTTTTGTACCTGAGGTAATTTCAGCTTGATTCTTAGCCATTTCCATTTGGATCTTAGCTTGAATTGATGCGTAAAGATCTTCTTCGTCGTATTCTGGATCAAGGCCAAGTTCCAATCTAGCTTCCTTAAGGCCAATTATATTATTGGCATACTTTTGGATAACATGAGTTTCTTTCTTAACCTGAGTGTCTACGTCTATTTCGTTAAACTTGAAATAGCAACGATCTGATATACCAGACTCTATAGGATTAGATATGGGATCAAATCCGCCCTCCATTAAAATTTCGTTAAAGATATGAACTCTGACCATATCAGAAAACAGCTTTTGATATTGCTTTACCTTATCGTACAGGGCAGTATCTAAGCGATCTGTCACTGATCTATTTCCGCCATTCATCATCATTCCCAAATGGTGCGGAGCGACTCCTAGTCCAACTGCTACTCTTTCTTTGAAGTGTTGCAGATATGCCGTTGCGTCCAGTGCTGCGTTGTTTGCCCCGATAACATCTATTGAATGACGATAGGGAAGTATTAGGCCACCCTCTGCTCTAAGGTTCTCAATTTCTATGGCAGCCTTGTCTATTTCATCGGGCTCTGCTGGCTGGTCTGCCGTTCCTATTGTATATCTATACAGAGGGAATAGTTCTCTGTGAACTAAGTTTTGAATATCTTCTTCCATCTGTCTAAGTGCAACTACATCATCAAGTACGGTCCCCATAAAGGGTGTACCAAAAGCTCTACCTGTCTTCTTATCGGTGTGCATGTGAATGACACGGTCAGCTGACCAAACTGGATCTCGCTCCGTTGGAGCATATGTCAGAGGGTCCGAAGCCTGCTGATATGACCTAGGCCTATTGAACTTATCTCTCAATATTCTTACTTGCTCAGTCGGAATTAAATAGTATCCTACGACCGGAAGCTCCGCATTGACCCCTGATATTTCAGTTGGAAAGTACTCCGAAATATCTCCTCTAGCCTTGACTATGAAAACATTTCCATACTTGAAAAGGTGATCAGTAACCTCTATCAGGAAGTCTAGAAATGGGCGCTTCATTGCCATTTCCATAAAATCTATTCTTTGATAAAGATAAGAAACTGCTTCTGGATTTTCGCCAACAATGTTCCAGCTTTCTTTCCAGAAGAGTTCCTTATGCTTATTCAACGCCTGCTTGACGTAAGAGTCAGTATCTGCCGCCTGCATAATCCGATCAAAGTCATACGGAGAAGGCTCAAATGTAGCCCTATTGTTATAATAAAATGTATTACCCTGAAAGCCGAGTGCCAAGGCAGCGACTTTCATAGCTCTGCCTACTGATTTAATTTCATCAGGTTGCAATGCCTTAGCAATAACATTATTTTGTGATTTATCTCTTTGCCTAAAGGGCAAAAAATCAAAAGCTGCCATCTTCTTCTCCACTTTAAAAACTACTAGTAATAGTAGTTATAATGACTTTTTTATATCAGTTACTCAGATGGAGTCTGATTAACCTTATCAAAGGCGTTTTTTAAGATTAATGTCTTAACTGATTCCATCCAAAAGACTGTTTCAGCTTCATTAAAATCGCTCTTGTATTGAAGGTTTGCGTTTGAAATTTTGATTTCAATAACAAATTCTTTATTTTCTACGGGTTGACTTGCTTCACTTATTTCAATTATTTCTTCTGACATTTTATTTACCTCACTCAAAATCATCTGTTTTTGTTTTTGTTGTTTTTACTGTTTTTTGCTGTGCTGTCAATTGTTCAATCTGAGCGGTCAGCTGTTTAATTGTAGCTTCTTTGATTATAATTTCTGTCATCATTTGAGCCATTCTTTCATTAAAAGTTTGAACTAATATATTTACATCAATATCATTATTCATTTTTTTCTCCTTATGCGCACTTGCATTATATCATAATATCTAATTATATCATAACATCTGATTATTTTTCATTATCTTCAATATATCTTTGATTGCAGCAACACATACTGCAATCATAGCTGATTCTGACCAGTAGCTTGGAATCCATGATTCTAAATCTTTCATCTGTGCAATTTTATCCTCTTCAGTCATAGCGTCCGATGACACTGGTTCCCATACTGCTAGCTGAGCATCTACTTCAGCTACCTCTTCTGCGATAAATCCGTAATCAGTAACGAATTCTCGCAGACTAGCTTTCAAATCGTCATCATCAGGCATTCTATTCCATTTAAATGTAGATGGTTTTAATTTATCAATTATTGATAATGAGTTAGATATTTCATTAATATTATTTTTATATTTTCTTTTAGATGATGGATAGCCTAACCATGTATATCCGCTGTAATGAAGAAAAGATCTAACCGTTGTTGAATTACTGGTGAGCGGAGTCCTGGCTATCACGTATGGATCAGAGGTGAAAAAGATTGGAACCTCTCCCCCTGCTGCGACTCCAAATTGGTTGGCATCTACTTGATAAAATCCCGTATCATCATCACCCGCAAAGCCAATAGCGGGCGATGCCTGACTGCCACCATTTACCCTTATGGTTGAACCAACCATTATAATGTTATTGGAATTTAAAGCTGTGCCAGCTTTAAAGCCACTGGAATCTACCTCCCAATATATCACTCCATCATTGCCTCTAATCTTTCCGCTGTTTACCTGGATAATTGCGCTAGCAGATCCAAACGTTAAAGTTGAGTTTAACGTTGTTGCCCCACTGACGGTTAAGCCACCGCTAATTGTTGTTGTACTTCCAACGTTTAATGTACCAGCAATTGTAGTTGTGCTAGATGCTCCGCCTATGCCAATAGTTGTACCATTTACTGTTAAATTTCCAGAAACTGTTGTTGAGCTTGAAACGCTTAATGTACCAGTTACATAGGTTGTTCCAGCTAACACAGTTGTACCATTTACCCTAAGAAGCTCACTATGGGGAGCGAGACCAGCGTTAGTTCCGGAACCAATTGTAGTATTACCTGTTACACTTAATGCACCAGAAATAG